GACAATTAATCCACCATCCGCTGCTGGTTTACGTCCTTTAAAATCTTTTCTCTTCACACCAGAGGGATCTTTAATTTTACCTGCACAAATTTTAGAAGCATAAGCGTTAGCATACGCTGACGGATACACTTTAAATTTTCTCTTCGCTGCCGCCTTACCTCTAGGACATAGTTTAGTCATTATTTTTTCCTCACTGTTTGTTTTGCTCTCGCAAAGTCAGATGCTTTAGGTGCACCCTTCGCACCTTTTTTTCTCATCTTACCTCCACGTTTTCTTTTAGCGTGGATGTTTGCATATAAACCTTTTCCAGCCATTATGCTTTACCTCCACGTCTAAAATACTTCTTGCCCTCTAAGGCCACAACTCTAGCAGTCTTTTGAGGGGCTTTTCGTTTTTTCTTTTGCCCCATTTGTTGAAGCAACTTTTTTATATTAGATTTACGTCTGGCCATTATCTATTGATTTTGCCTTTTTTCTTAGCTTTAGAACCAAACTTACCGTAAGACTCATCTCTGCTAGCTTTTAACTGTGCAGGTGTTCTTTTCTTTTTGATTCTCATAGCGATAGACTCATCTTTTCTAGCTTTGTAGCCTTGTTTTTTCTTACCGACTCTTCCACCTTTTTTCATCATAGTGCCTCCTTTCATGCCCATGTCAGGCGTATAAAATCCTGATGCTTCGTCTTTTCTTCTAGTGCCAGAAATCATTCCTCTTCCGCCACCCATCATTTTTGCACGTCCACCTTTATTAAATCTGAATCGTGCTGGTCTTATTCCGTTTTGTCTCATTTTTTTCCTCCGTTTTTAAAAATTTGTGTCCCCTTTATACCATATATGCTCGCCACGACAAGGATCCACAAATTTGTAAACCATGACGGCAGTTGCTGAAACTGCTCAAAGAATTCTTTTATCTTAGCAGAAGCTCCAGGATCATCCGAGAAGACCCCCCACGCAATCACCAAAATTGGCAGCGTGAGAACGACCAAAACGAATTCGTCTTTCCAGTCCGATTGTCTAGCTTCTAATAATTTACCCTGATACTCACTTTCGCCTCGGGCCATCTTAGAAGCATGCATATGTTGAGCGTCAGCCATCGCCATCTTTGTCTCTTGTTTTTTCTTATAGATGTGCGTTGCTGCGTTCAGACCCAGCTTTAATGCACTAAACCACATAGCTTAGTACCACTTAGCTGTTTTCTTTTTGTCCTTAAGCATTCTTTTAGTTCCTCTAACTTCTGTTTCATCTCCAGTTGGTATGTAATTTCTTGGCATACCGTCTGCAGTCGTTACAGATCTAGGATCTAACTCAATATTTTGAGATGGAATACCTATTTCTTCGGACTCAACAAAAAATTTATCCTCTTTTGCCATTTTTCCTCCTGTTTTTACTTATGCCAGCTTGATTTAAAGCAATTGCAATCGCTTGTTTACGATTTTTTACCTTTTTATCAGAGCCACCAATTTTTAGAGTTCCTTTTTTGAACTCTTTCATGACCTTTTTAACCTTTTTTTGGCCTTTTGTCATTTTTTTTTCTTCTTCATACCATTTTTATTTTTTGGTATGACTCCTCTAGCCATTAATATGTCTTTTTTAGTGATTTTTCCATCACCAGACACATCAGGAAAAGATTTTTTCTTCTTAGCCTTCATTTTTTTCTTCTTCATCATCGATTTTCTCCTTCATATTTTTCTATTTCGATATCTGGTATCATTTTATCTACATTTGGAATAGATTTACTTAATACCGTTTTTTCAATTGATGTATTAGCTCTTAGTTTTGCTAATTTTTCATTCTGATCCAACTTGTCTTGTTTATCTTGTTGGTTCATCATTGCCTTCATACGATCAAGATTAATTTTTTCTTGTCCTTCGACACGTTTTCTCTCATCGTCCATAGCTCTAAGGTCTAATTCTCTTGCTCTTAATTGTGCAACCGGATCATTTCCAAACCCTGCTGTTACTGCACGCTCTTCTTTTAAAAACTCTTCCATCATTTCAGCAATCAACACAGCTTTTCTAGCCTCCACTCTTAACTGCATTTGTTTTAATTGCTCACCAGCTTGTGGATTTTGTTGTGCCATCATTCTTAACTGCTGCATTTGTGGAATCTCTTCTCTAAATTCTAATTCAATTTGTTCTTGTGCCATTAAACTAATGTGTTCAAAAATATTTTTTTCCATAGCTGCAGTCACCATTGGATTATTTCTAGCCATGTTAGTTGCCATAAAATTTAAATGCGAAGTAATGTGTGCTCTATGATCTTGCCCTGGAAACGCATTAAATGGTTTACCAGATAAAGCCATAATATTTTCTGCAGCAGGATCCATAGGTGCAGGTGGTTGAGGTTTGACTAATAATAAATCAATATCCTTAACCCCTAATGCTTCATACATATTTCTATACGCTTGATACATATTGTGCATTTGAGGATTAGATGTCGCCAGTTGCAACTCTGTTTGCGCGAGGGAAATACGCTGAGTCTGTGAAAAGATGTTGGGATCAGCAACTGGGACAATATCTACCCGATCATCAAAGTCTTGTTGTTTAATCATTCTTTGACCCCCAACTACGTCGTACGGATATTCCGGTGGTAAATATAATTTGAATACTCTTGCTAATAATTTAAATTCACTTTTAAGAGAAGAGTAAATTCTTTTGTGTATCGCAGACATTGTTCTGCTACCTCTTTCAAGAAGAGCAACAGTTGTACCAACAGCTGCTTGTTGATTGCCATCACCAACCTGTAAATCTGCAATAGATGCAAATCTTTGTCCAGCTTGAACAACTATACCCATTAAGTTTAATAATGTTGCAGATGGTTCTTTAAATGGCAACATCATAAAAGAATCTTTTAAGTTACCGCCAGGAGCATCCACATCTCTAAACTCACCAGGTTGTATTGATTGCGCATCATCTCTAATTCTAATGCCACGCATTTTAAATCCTGCGGGTAGGTTGGAGAGCGTACCCGCATCCAATAATTGACGAAGAGCTGCAGTTGCAGTTCTAGACAGACCACCAATCATATGGATGAGACCAAAACCATAAAAACCTAGTCCAGGTAAAAATTTAAAATGGACAAAGTATTGTATTTTATTTTTGTTTGGATCTCCAATTTCGTAATTTCTTCTGATAGATAAAACTTCTCTTGTCGCTAGTTCTACCGTTACAATGTATGGAATCTTTATACCTGAAGGTTCTCCAGCATCATCAGTGTGTTCAAAACCTTCCAAATCTAAATCAACATGACATTCTAACAAAGTATAAATATCATCATCTTTAGATTTTCTTTGTCCCTCTAGTTCTCTTTCTTTTTTCTCTACATCGTTTTCTTGATAACCAGGTGTGCCTAATTCTATGTCTCTATAAAAACCAGCAACCTGTTGTTTTCTTAAATCGTTTTTTGAAACCTTGACCCTGTGAATGATTGCTTCCGCATCTTCTAATGAGGTAGCCGAATATGGAACAATCAAATCATCAGCGGGTACAAACTTTGACATAGCTCTTTTTTCAAGTTCATCATAGTAAACTTTTTTAAATGCTGAACCTGCAAGTGGGAGGTAAAAAAGCATTTGATCAAAGTCAGGCTCATAGTCTTTCATTTTTTCCATGAGCTCATAATTCATATAATCTTTAACACGTTCTGCCTGTTTAGTTTTTTCAGGGTTAGGTGCACCAACAACTTGAGTTCTAACCGGTCCGTTTGCTGGTAATAATTCTTTGTAAGCTAAAGCTTGAAACTGAGTGACAGCTTCTGCTAACACTGGGTGCGTGGCGCCTGATGCACCTTGAAATGGTTCTGTACGCATGTCATATTTAAATCCTAAAAGATCTAAACCTTTTGCATAACTTGATGCCCAATCTTTTCTTGAAGCATTATAGTCTTCATACTTTCCAACTAAGTCTGAACCAAGTTCTCCTAAAATTTCATCTGGTAAAAATTCTGCTAAGTTTGCATAGTGTTCATCACCACCCTCTGGTGAAGCTGCCATAGGATCAAAATCTACTTCAACTGATCCATCTTCTAATTCTGTGGTTTCAATGGGTCCTGGTGCCTGTTGCTCTTCTACTGCAACTTCTTCAACTGTTTCTTGAATTTGTTCTTCACCCGGAACTGTAACCGAGCCCCTTGGACCTTGCGTCAGGGACTTGTCTATTTTGTCTGCCATTTTGTTTCTCCAATTTGACTACCTTAACAGTATTATAATTTATTTTCAAGCCTTGAGGCGTTGGCCCAGACTTAGGTGGTAATAAATGAGTTTTAGGATATTTAGTCATCTCTAGTAATAAAATCGATTGGGTCTCCTGTAAATGTAGCATCTTCAGCAGCATTCTCAGCCAATTGTTCTGCCCTTATTTCAGCATCCATAACTTGTCTTTCTCCAGAGGATACTTTATTAACTTTTTTACCTGTAGCAAACTCTTCCATGGTTCTTGAAGTGCCTTCATACATATCATCAACTGTTCTAACGATTTCATCCTGAACGTCAAAACCTCCATCTGGATCAGTAGAATATGCTCTAGCATCTGTTGCTACAAAGTCCTGTCCTTTTTGATATCTCATCTCTACTGGTTGACTGTATGAATTATCCCAATTAACAACCACTTCATTACCATAGTCTTCTATCTGTACACCTGGTATTTTTTTATTTGTGTAAGTAGTAGCAATCACTTCATCAGTATCCTCTAATCTGTAATAATCCATATGATTTGGATTATTTATTTTGTAATCAAGTGTTCGTGCCGTATCTTGAAAAACTCTTTTGTCACCTGCTTCTATAGCTTTGTTGTATTCATCCTCTGTAAGTTTAATTTTTTTAGTTTGGAAAAGATTTTCAGCATCACCTGTATTTCTAAACTTGTTAGCAAAAGTTGCAAACCAATCTGGAATTTTAGTAGTTGAATCTTTTATGTTTTCTATTGTTGTAAATATTTTTTTAGTTTTAGCCGGCCCTAATCTTATACTTGCTATACCTGCCATAGTTGCAGGAACTAACGAAGCTAGTTTTAAAAAAGATCTTCTAGTAATACCTTTTTTAGGAGTGCCTTCTTTAAAACCTATACGTTGAACTATCCCGCCCTCTGCAAGAAAATTTCTATCATCGGAACTTGGTCTGTAAGATGTAATACCAGAGTCTTTTTTAAAATCAGGTTTTCTTCTCTCTGTAAGTGGTGGTGAAAAGGCTGAGGGTTGATCAGGTGTATCATCTTTATAAGGAGACTCACCAATACCAAATAATGCACCTATTTCTTGAAAGTCTCTTTTGATTGCATCTAAGTTTGCTCTACCTCTATCACTTAGTGTGGACTCTTCATCGTAGTCTAATATAGGTGGTGTATTTATATCTAAAAAGTTATTATATGCTTTCATAGCTTTGTCTATAGGTAAATTAAAATTTTCAGCTTCTTTTCTTACTCTGTCTAGTTCTTGATTATATTGATAAACTTCTTGTCCTAGTTGTAAAGCAGGTAACGCATAGGTAGATCCAATTTTTCCAACCTTAGATACAATAGGAAAAAGTTTTTTAGCTCCTTCAATAGGAACACCTGCTCTTGCAACCAACCTTGAAAATTTTTTAAAGTTACCACCAGACTCATTGTATAGACCCATGAGTCTTGACGCTTCGTCCGTAAAAGCAAGAGGCAGTGTTGTAATCAAAGGACTGTCCTCTGCAAAGTCTGTCATGGTTGCAAACAACGCCTGGATAACAGGAACATCTAAAGCTGCTAAACCTCTTAGACCAAGATTAGCCACATCCTTAGGTATCTGTGAAAGATACCTACTTAACAATTCTGGATCCGCAAAAGGGTTGGCACTTAGTTTAACTCCTTCTGCTTTTGGTGATGCTTTTAATTTTTCAACAAGTTCTGGTGCAATTCTTTCAGTCATTGCTACAAGGCTTTCTCTTTCACCGTATGGTGTATTTCTTATTCTAACTTCTAAAAAAGGAGAAACGTTATCTAAATAGTTTTTAGTTACTTTTTTCTTTTCTGACAAAGTAGTTGCTAGTTTAAAATCTTTATTAAATTTTTTTCTAAAAGCATTCTCTTGCATGTTTTCAGTTCCCACTGCAAATTGAACATTAAAAGCGTTTTGTCCTCTACCAGCAGTGTGATGAATATGAAAAGGAGAGAACACAGTTCTGTTAAATTTATTTGTAGGATCATAGTTTTTATTTAATTTTTTATTATATAAATCTCTAAGTTCAGCGTCAGATTGTATAAATCTTTTTTTCTTGTACTCACCTAAAGCTGTCTCAGAATCTATTCTGTATAAATTTTTATTCTCATCAATGTGTTTTAAAAAATTTTCAAAGGTTATTACTTTAGGAAGTCCTTTGCTATCCATAACATTAGTGTCTATTAATTTTATATCAAAAGTACTTTTTACATCTGTGCCTCGCGTTTGAGCAGAGTCAGCAAATTCTATGTGAGCGTTTTCTAGTTTAGGGCCGGCTCTGTTAACTAAATAATTTTGATGAGCTTGTGCAACACCTATTAAATCTCTCCAAAAAAGTTTTTTAGCAGCTTCGTCAAGACCCATTTTATCAAGCCTACCTATGTCATACGGAAACTGTCTTGGCTTTTGTGTTTTCTTTAATCTTTGTCTAGTTCTAAAATTACGTAATTCTCTTATCTCTTCTTCTGTTTTACCCTTTTCAAGACTTCTTGAAGTAAAAACCATTTTTCTAATTTCATCTATAG